CCTTTGACAAGATCATGCGAGTTCGCCTTCCGGCTTACCCGTTTGTGACGGTTAAGGGTCGTAGACTTCTAAGCGCTCCGGTTCCAGTGAGGAAACTTGCTGGATCTCGGAGGTCTAAGAAGTCTGTCCCTAGTCGTCGAATTGGTGATAAGAACACCAAGGAGCTGTGGAAAGCTACTTGGTGTGCTTTGATATCTTGTGGATTGGGAACTCGTGCTGGTTCTTGGGAAATGAGGAGGTGGCTTTCTCTCTGTACCGATCGTAACGGTTGGTATGGGGTGGCCAAGACCTTGAAGGAGGTCTGCGGTGAGTTGCGTTCTTCTGCTCTGGAGCAGAGGCGCGCCTCTCTTCCACCGTGCAATCATTTCCCAAGACAGCTTCTGACTTGGCTTAATCGCAGACTTGACACAAAGGCCGCTCTGGCCTTTAGCCGTTTGGCACGCGCACTTCCATGCGCGCCTGAGTCTGTGAAGAAGGAAGCGGTAAGCCAGCATGCTACAACACTCTCTAACAGACACGTGACTCCTCGCTTTCTCCTCGAGGATATTAAGCATCACGTTTACACACTGTTTAGAGGTAAGTTCCCAAATATGAAATCCTTTACTCTGCCTTCTTCGTCTGCCGCTACGGTCGAGAAGGGTAGGGGTGAGGGCGGTTACAACACAGTTGTCGCTTCGCTGGCTCGGCCTGCACGGGCCGAGGTGGCTGCGGGCCGTCACAGAGGTGGAAGACCTCCTGACGGAGGAGCGTTGTCCGAACCGTCTCCCCTTGCGTACCTTCTCGAGCGTAGGCTCAGCGCGCGATTGCGTGGCGATAAGTTTGAGATCTATCCCACTGTTGTAAGTGCGGAACGTAATTGTCTGTTTGCAACGAGCAAACTTTTGCGTGATTCCGTAGGGAAAGATGTTGAACATGTCGCGTCTGTAATCGCGGAGCTGGGGATGAAGGCAAGAGTCATTACCGTTCCTCCTGCGCACATGTTTGCACGTGGGGACCTCGTAAGACAGGTCCTCTGGCCAGTTGTCTTGTCTACTTTGCCTCAGTGCCTTCCGTATGCTCCGCATACGGAAGAGGCAATTCTTCGTAGACTTGCTGGCCGCATTCATACAAGTAAGGTCTTTCTTTCGGCCGATCTTACTGCTGCCACGGACGGCTTCGGACATGATGCGATCATTGCTGTCATTGACGGTCTCCAACGAGCTGGTTTCCCAGGCTTGTTGGTTTCTGAACTCCGGGAGTCCCTCGGAGTTGGCAATAAGGTGCATCATGTTCGCTACCGCCTTGGCGATATGAATGACGTTACAGCGCAGGAGATGCGAAAACGTTACAAAGTGATTAAGGATCAAGATGGGAAGGACTGCGTTGCAGTTCCTAAGGTTAGAGGTTCCCTTATGGGAACTCCTTGTTCGTTCTCTATCCTTAGCCTTCTTAATCACTGGATGAGTGAGCGCTTGGGTCCCGACAGAATCATCTGCGGAGATGATTTGGCCGCATGCACTCACGAAGGTAACGTTTCTTCCTATTCCCAAAGGGCCTTTGGTATAGGAAGCAAACTCCATGAGGGTAAGTCTTTCCGCTCTAAAATAGGGTTCGTGTTCTGCGAAGCCTATGCACTCCTGGACCGGAGTGGAGCGGGGTTGTCTTCTTTCAGACCACCCTCCCTTAAGGAGTTTGTCCGCAACGGTAATGGGGTTATGAGTCAGCACTCTGTGGACGCTTCTTCGTTCAATCGACTTGCACGCTGTGCACGTACAATTTACCGCAACCAGCGAAAGGTTGCAATGAAGAAGCAGAGACCTGCAGAACTTCCTTCCGCTCTTGGCGGTCTTGGACACCCTTGCAAGGGGCGCCTCAGGGTGCCTGCGTGGTGCAGGAGGTCTCTGTGGGAGTTGTATCTCTGTGAGAGTGCTGAACATTCTGGTTCTCATAACCCATCGGATTTCATTCGAACTTTGCAAACTCCTGCGGTACCTCTCCAACGAGGTTCTTACCGCAGAACCCGTGGTCACATAGGGGGTTGGCTTGGCTCCAGGAAAATTGATGAGCCCCAGTGTGGTGACGGGTTTATTACCAATAAGGAAATGAACACATACGGAGCCATATGTGTTAATTATTCTTATCTTGCAACTGGTAATAGGTTTCGCAAAGTTCGAGCACAAGATATCAAAGTAGGAAAGCAGAGGTGGCCTAAGCCGTGCGCAAGCACGGGGATCTTGTCCACTCGTACGAGAATTGTTCAGGTTCTCGAGTGGGATAGGAGAGCTCGGTGTGAGCTCGGCACCTACTTTCCTTCTACCTTTTCGGCGCATATTCGGCGTAAGATATGCGCCTACAGGG